AAGTGCAGGATATTGCCCGTAGGCTCGCTGCACTTGTGTTTGCTTGGACATAACTATTCCTTTAGTTTAAACTATAATTTATACGCTAAGAAACCGCTAAATTCTGCTACTGCATCATAACCACCAGCTATAGGCCTTCGTCCTAACATGAAATTCTGACTTATAGCATCAGATCGTGCATGAAGATATATCTTTATAGCCCATCTGCTTGCTGGAGTTACACGCTGGAAACATGAAAGATTGAGCGTAGCCATATAAGGAGCAACCATCATAGAAGCTCCATTAAATGGGCTTGCTAGATAATTCTGTTGCATCTGATAATCTTTGCCGTCTGTTAGATTATGAAGATATATAGAAGCGTTCTTTACTTCCCAATAAGATGATTTTTTTACAGTCATTACTGCATTGAACTGCATATATCCATTATAAGGACATTGGAAATATGCAGCGGCAGCTGCTCCATCTCCTGCATAACAACCACCATGAGTATCAAGAGCAATATTCATTGCTAGTTTTTGACCCATAAAGTAATTTGTTTCTACATTATTAGCTGCCCAAGGGACCTCATTATTCATAGACATTATGAAAGCGACTGTATCTGTTGCTACTGTAGTTACCTTAAGATCGATTCTATTAGCAGTAGGATAGGTTATTGCTACTGAACCATCAGCAGACTCAAGAGTATTCCATACAGGACGTACTCCTCCTGATATCAATACTTGACCATTAGTTCCAGCTGGAGATCCATTACTGGCATCTATGAACCCTGTAGCATCAGTAATAAGAACGCCATTAGTATGAGAAGCTAATCTTAAATCACCTGCTATTGCAGCATCTTCTTGTACAAGAAGGTCACCGCCTATAGTAGCGTCTGAAGCTACATTAAGGAATCTGCCAACAGAAATATCTTGTCCAATAGTAGCATCTGCTGCTGTATTGATATGATCGCATATCACAAAGTCTGAAGCATTAACACTCGTAGTTACAACAGTTCCTGCATTGACGACACCTATTATGGTAGCTCGTGCTGCCTGTACAAGATCGGTAACAGTTACTGTAGTAGCGCCAACCGTATCGAAGATAACATCTGCTTTTGTTAGTATCGTTACAACAGAGCCAACAGCGGATGTTTCTATATTGGTACCGCCAAGAATGCTTACTATATGAGCAGCCGGGATAGCTATACCTACATCAGCATTATAACTTCGTGCTATCACATCGGATGTAGCTATCGTAATAGACCAAGGATCTTCCAGTATTTGAATACCATAACCTGCGGTTAATGAATGCCATACAGGTGTCTGTCCTGTTGCTCCAATAAGAAGTTGGCCATCTAGTCCCTGTGTTGATCTTACTAGGTGCCCTACTTCTACCATAAGTACGCCAGGAAGATCATTAAAGTGAACTAAGTAATCAAAAAAAGCATCACTTTCAACACGCAATGTCTGCAATGTTGTAGTACCTGCGCACTGCATATCATTATATGCGGTTAATAATCCATCTACTGATAATTGGCCATGTAAGTACGTATTAGCATCTACTGTGAGATTGTTTTCTACTTCAAGGAAGCTTATTTTAACATCGTCATCGAATCCTATAGAAATAGTATTTCCAGCTGCGGTTGTAGTTACCGTATTAGGTAGTCCTACAATATTTAAGACACCTGCTGCTGGAACAGCAATGCCGGCATTACCTTCGAAAGATGCTGCTATTGCTCCAGCTGTTATACGTACCGTATTAGGCGCAAGTGCATCAACCTCTGTTTGTATGATACCTACACCAACGATATTGATATTATTGGCACCATCGGGCACCGCAGGAAGACCAATATTAGCTGTAAGTTTATCGAGAGTGCCGCCACCTCCACCGCCTATAGTTAGCCTTGTAGAATGACTCATAGTTCACTCCCGTACATAGTAGAAACTGCGACATACTTAAGCGTTGGTACTTCTACTTGTTTAACGTACAACATAGTGGCTGTAGGTAATGCTAAGATCCCTGATATATTAGTAGTGAATTGGTTAGTAGAGATATCATAGATATCTGAACTCTGTGCAGGAATCAATATTTCACCGAACACTTTCTGTGTATCAGTAGTAAATACAAGATCTGCATCAGTTAGATTAACTATTTTTATAAGCCTTACAGGATGTGCGAACTCAGGAGTTATAGCAGTCCAGTTTGCCTCTATATCTACTGCATCTATCAGACGTAGTTCTTCGAATCTTGCTTTAAGTGCTGGTATCATCTTATCTCCTATAGAATGAACATGAGATCATGACAATACGCCCTTTAGTTCCAAATGCACCATCAGCGCACATAATATATACGGGTAACCCGGCAGGAAATGCACCTTGTACTTCTGTAGGGGTAAACTGTTCTATATAGAGGTCATAATCGCTTCCTGCTGCAACATAGCATCGTGGATCATGTGGAGCTTCTTTTTGATATGAGATCCATACTCCTGTGTCAGAATCATTAACGAATTTTAACTGTGTTAATGGTGCTGGAATAGCAGGGCATAGTTCTTGCCAAGCTCCTGTAAATGGCGCATCTATAAAATAGATGGGCATTGGATTGAGTCTACCTGTGATCATTTAGGCTCCTCTTCAGTATCCTTATTGAGTTCACCAGCAAGCTTAGTCTGAGCTGCTATAAGTTGCTTAGTAAACTCCATCGTTCCTTCAATTGCCTCTTCATAGGTAGTCTGGCTATCCAGGTTAAGTATGATTCTATGGCCGTTACGTTCAGTTTCGAGTTGAACAGTATTTTTGATGTCCAAGGGATCCCTTTCTTTAAAGAAGTGATATATCTCCCCCATTAAAATCTCATAGGTACTATCGCACTATATTTCCTAAGATAGGTATGTACATTTACAGAGTTAACGTTTAGTTAAAAGGAGCATATGAACCGTAAGATAAGGCGTTTAACATTGGATATACCGGAAGATTTGCATGCAGAAATAAAAATGAGATCAGCACAGAAATATATGTCCATCAAGAAATGGGTTCTGCAAGCAGTAGCAATAAAGATTATTCAAGAAAGTACAGGGAGAGATCATGGTAACGTACAGCGAGAGGCAAAGAATAGCTGAATCTGTAGATTGGCCTAAGGCCATCAAAGTTGACCAAGAAACGAAGCACTGGCGTCTTTATAAACGAGATATCGTATTACACTCGCATCATTCACGAGAAGAGATTATCAGGCTTATATATGAGTATTTCACGGAAATAAATACACAAGGGTTAATGAGACATGTGCTATGCAATGATCAATTTTGCTGTAATCCTCAGCATATTCACTATAGAACTACAAAAGGCAAAAGAAGATACCAGAAACTTATAGACGAAGCAACAAAGTAGAAAAAGCTAAGTGGGTCCAATTGGACCCACTCGTTATTTACCTACTAAAGATCTTAACATGGCAGGGCTTTGGTTAAGCCATGCTTTATACATACCTAAATAAAGCCGTTGTGCCTCTGGAGATCTATTCATGGCTTTAATAGCATTGTATGCATGTACTACAGGAGATGCGGCAACGCCGGCTATTGCTCCAGGAATACCGAGTTTAGTAATAGTTTTAAAACCGAAGTAAGCTTTCAATGGATCGTTTAAGGCTGTCTCTGCCGCCTTAGGCAATCCATCTTTAACCCAGCCCAAGAAGTTTGTACCTGATGCTACCGCCGAATAAGCTGAACGTGCAGCTCTATATTTATTAACAGCTTCTGCATTAGCTCCTTTCCCATATTCTGCTACCGTATCAAATATGCCTTCTATGGCATTTTGGAGTCTGTGCCCTATATATTGATAACGTTTTGGAAGCATCTGCATTATCTGACCAAGAGCTTGGTCTTGTTGTATCAGCTTATCCCCTGTCTCCCATGTTCCCAGCGTAGATGTAGCATTCTCAAGCATATCTACTATAGGTTTTGCTTCTTTTGGCGTTAATCCTCGAAGGTCATCAATAGATTGAGCAATAACATCATGCAACGGGTTCATATTTACTTTAGCTTGAGACAAAACTTCATGAGCTTCAGGATAAAACTTCTTATAAGTAGCTATTAATTGGCTACGAGGTCCTGGAAATAAAGCTAACGTTGTACCCAGTAGATCACCTGCATTTTGCCAAAAAGAGGATAAACCAAGCAATTTAGGAACACTACGACCGATTGTACCGCCAATTGCACCTTTAGCGGCAGCTGCCATGCTGGGTTGCGCGAGAAAAGATAGAATTTTACTGCTACGTCCCAGAACCGATTGCGCAAGCTTATTAGTAAGCCCTGCTCCTCCAGAGAGAGCTGCATTCATAACAACAGCATTAGTTATACGCTCTAATCCGTCACCTATGACACCGGTTATTCTGTTAGGTTCTTTTGCAATTCCTTCACGGGCGAAGTCCTCCATTGTCGGCAAAATGAAAGGGTTGCCTTTAGCTCTCATTTCGCTTCCGAATGGTACCTTGGGAGTTTTTAAAATCGCTGATGCTGCTCGTGATCCTACGGCAGCGGCGCCTACAAGGAGCCGTTCGAGAGATCCGACTGCACCGATAACACCTTGCCCTGCCTTTAATATCGGATAATTAAGTTGTTTTGATCCGGGAATTGTTTCAGCTCCTTTTTGCCATTCTGTGAAATAGCTGTCTGCATACCGTTGCAACATTTTAGCTGCTTGTTGTGGTGACCTATTGGGATCATAATTCAATAACGGATATGGTTCACCTGTTGAAGGATTTATGCCAAGGTCTTCGGCACTTTTACTTAGCAAAGCTTCATCTTCCCATAAAGGAATACCAGCAGCACCAAAAAGAGCACGTCCTTTTTTAGGAGCTTGTGCAATTTGTTCTTCCGCAACAGGTTGTTGAGCGGTCTGTTGGCCTGTTTGGCTTGGTTCAATGTTTGGGTTTATTTGTTCTATAGGAGTTGCTGGTGTCGCAGGAGTTTCCGGTGTAGCATTTTGTTGTGCGGGCAGTCCGACTGTAGCACTTCTTAAATCTGTGTCATCTTCTTTTGTAAGGCCTTTTTGCAGGCTTTCGGCCATCTTTTTAAGCTTTTCTTCTTCTATAGCGCTCCATGTCTTCTCTGCAACTCTCATAAATCCTAACGGACGAATTCCTCCATATTCTTCTTCAAGAGACGCGACAAGATCTCTTTTATCTATGTCGCTTTTGAGTACATTAACCATTTGTCCGAATATTTTCTTACGGCCTTCAGGAGTGTTCATTAAAGAGGCGACTGAGTCCCTTATTATACGTAACCTTTCCTCGGTGAGTCTTCCTCCTCCGGCATTCTGTGCTATAAAGTTTACAAGATTTGAGTATGTCTTTTTATAGAGTTCAGTATCAGGAGTAGATAGTAGTCCTGTAAGATTCAAATATTTACCCCAAGAAGATTCATTCCACTTATCGAGAAATCCTGCCATTTCAGGAGATATGAGTTCGCCGTCTTTATCTAGGTCTATAAGCGTTGTATAATATTTTAATTCTTTTTGAGCTTGCTCAGCGTTTTCATATATTTTATCTATATATTTCTGCGATCTGTCATGTATAGCAAGATCTCTGCCTGAAGTTTCTTTTTTTTCTTTGAACGCTATTTCACGTTCTCTTTGTTGGAATTCTCGCTCTTTGGAATATACATCAAAGCCGAGCTTCACCAAACTACGCTGGGCTTCAACAGGCATATTTTTAAGTTTGTCTTTATCTATAGTTATACCTGCTCCTGTTCTCGATTGTGTTGGAGCTGTTCCAATAGGCGCTTGTTGTTGCACAGATAGGCTACCTGTTGATCCAGTTCCTTGCACAGGTTGTTGAAGATATGAACCTGGTTGCTCGCCTGTACTACCTGTAGTAGGCATACCGAGTGAAGATAATAGTTGATTTACATTGGTTTGTTGCGGTTCTTGTTGCTGTGATGCGGCACTTCCAGGAAAAAACTGTGACAACATAGAACTTGTGTATTCTGCTTCAGCAGAGCGTGCAGGACCTTGAGCAAACTCTTTTAAAAATGGCGCTGAGTACGCTTGATTTGCATTAGCCATACTTATAGCGTCTTGTTGTGGTATCCCTTTACTCATTAAGAATTGTGCGTTTCTAGCAGCCTCTTGTCTGCGTTGCACTTCTGTCAAGTGTTGCATAAGCTGCTGAGCTTTCATCTGCGAAGCAAGTTGAAGATTTTGTTGAAGATACATATCAGTTATAGGTTTAATAGCCTCTGATAGTCCCTGTGCCCAGCTCTTTTCCGGTGTTTCTCTGAATATATCCATTATAGTTCCTTACCTTTTAAAATAATTTAATAGGTTGCTGTGAAGACAATCCTGGAAGAGGACCTCCGGCATTAAACTGTCCCTGTTGTCCTTGTTGGCCTCCGAGCAATTTCAATATATCAGGTAATGCACTGAGAATTGCCGCAGGATTACCTGAGTACGCTCCTACAACAGCGCTCATAATAGCAGGTAATACCTGCATAAACTGGCTTTGCTGTGGCTCTGTGTAACTATACTGAAACTGTGGTTGCATTCCTTGGTTGAGCATACCCATCAACTGGTTTTGTCTGTTCCAGTAGTTCTGATAACCCAACTGTGCAAGATCGTTTTGATAACCACGTTGTGCTTGCCCCATAGCGTTTTCCATAGCGCTGCTGGACCCTAGGCCCATACCGCCGAGCTCAGCTGCCATGGTAGGCATCAATTCGTTCTTATAACGATCGGTAATAGCTCCTGCTATACGGTCTATGTCAGGAGTCTGTTTCATCCCTGCCCAGGCAGTTTGTGCAGCATTCTGACCTATTTCTTGTTGCCAAGGTTTCATAGTAGGCAATTGGTTAAACTGTCCTGGCGTAGAAGAGAAGAAGTTTCTCAAACTATCTGCAACGCTCGTAGATTGCTGAGGATTGTACTGTTGTACGTTGGTATTTATGTAAGGCATTTGGTACCCTTTTCTATAGTGATATCGATATCAAGACAAGTGTAAGAAAAGGGGTTCGATTATGCCAAGTTCTGAGATTACAGATCAAGGTAACTTTATAACAACGTTACCGAACTTCAATGTACAAGGTATGAATATCAATAGTCCTGAGTTTAAAGAGTTTATAGTTATTCTGACTAATACGGTTAATGATATCTGCATGGCTATCAATAATAAAGAATCAGGTTATTATTCAACATACGAATTCTTAACATGTAAACAGCTGTACCCTGATCCTGCATTAGATGGCACTACAGCAGAGCAACCTAGTAGACCTGGGATATACCGTAAATGCTTTAGATATACAACACCATTACCTAACGCTGCTACCGTTCCTGTAGCTCATGGATTGGCTATGGATGCTCAATGGAAGGTAATAGATCTTTGGGGTACTACATTCGATAGTACAGCGAACCAATGGCTTACATTACCTTATGCCGGTGTAGCAGCTGATGCAATAGATCTATATGCTGATTTTACAAACATATATATTAAGACGCAGACTGATAGAACTGCCTGTACCTTTACCAATTTGGTTATCGAATATACCAAGTCCTAATCTGTAGGATTATATACTGTAGGCATTGCATAAATAGCCATAGCCTGTAAGGTAAACCCACCGAATGCAGAACTCTTGTTCATGATCTCGTCTATGGAATAATAGACTACTATAGAGAGCGCACTGCCCTGAATATTAATATATGCAGTCCTCCAAAGAGAATCTTGTGTTTCAGGAATATAGCCTGCTTCGTCAGAGAATAGAGCAATCTGAGAAGTTCCATATTGAGAACCATTATTAAGTCCATCAGGAATGACATTGACGAAACTGTACGAAGGAGAACAGCCAACTTTGACATAAGCATTCGGGTTCTGCTGTACAAGGCATGATATCTTTTGGATAGCCAGACCCCTATTATCTTTAATATAGAAGTTAAAAGGCTTAGTACCGAATTCCATAACAGAAACAAGTTCCATAGTACCACCACCAAGATAGGTCCCTGTAAATGCATGCGCTCCATCTTTTGGATAGACGAGTAAGGTATCTTTATCTATAGGTGTGATATTCCAGATCTCGTCATTTATATTGGTTGTACCCATACAATTATTGATATAGACGAAACAACTGCCACGAATATTATGCTCAATAGAGGTAATAAACCTGGATGCATTATTTATCCCTGTTATAGTAAGACATTTACTATTTCTGGTAACAGAAGGGTTAACCAAAAAGGTCCACCCTTGTTGATTCCCTGCGATAACCATCTTAGGATGTTTCTGTAACATAGGATCGTACCAACGGGCATTACACGTCTCCCATGTCTCGCTCATCGCAGACCATGTCCTATTACCCTGTTTCTCCCAATGTCCGAAACATGTTATATTATCATCAAATATCGACCAGGCTCCATTTTTATAGTTATAGACAAGTACTTGGTTAGGATACTTATCTCCGTTCGGTACGTTGCCATTATAACTATTAATAGACCAGTAAAGCATCTCCATCTGGAAATCACGGACACCATAAACATGTGCGATCTGGTTATCTTCATTGAACAGTTGATATACGAAATCAGGTATATCATTATCGATACGCTCTACAGTATTGCCATTACAGGCATGTATACCTGTAGAACCTATGCCTATACAGTTCTTATCAAGGAATACCATCGAGAATTGACTATGCGCTCCAAGTTCTGTATTGATACTATGAGGTATAAATGGTGCAATATCGTTGTTAGCGTAGACAACTTCCCATGTAGAATGGGTACAATAGATTAATATTCTATCGTTTAATATGGAAGCTGAGACAATAGGTTGCTTAGTAGGAAGATCGAAATAGCCTGCTGTTTTCTTTAGATCGGTACGCCAGGCATCAATGTCTTTAGGATCACCGAACCAGGACCAACGGATCCTTGTAGTATAGGTCTGTCCTGCTTCTACCGTATTAAGAGCGAAGAGTCTTCCTTTGTACACTAAAAGAATACGACATGTATCAAGATGATCTCCTCCTGCATTTATAATAGGGTGTAATACAGCCCATGCACCTCTATAATATTGGATATGATCTGTATCATTATTATTGGATACATATAAGGTATCTTGGTTAATTCCAGTATCGTACCAGTTGCACCAACTGTAATAATCAGTATCAAGCCCTGTCCAGGTCATAGCACCTAAACGGTCCCATCCAACTGCAGGATCATATATATAGGAGAACTGTCTATCGAATGCGAACGTATCGTTATCGTTTGTAGCTCCATGTTCATACGTAGCAAAACCAATAACCGGCAATGTAGGAAAGAACCAGACTCTCATGCCAGGAAGACCATTAATAATAAAAACTCCCAAATTAGGACCAGGCGTTAGATCAAATCGTCCGAAATAGGGATTCCAGTCTACATCAGTATTAGGTTCTGATGCTGTTATAACATATGCACCTGTAGTTACGTCAAACGTAGCTGTACCTACACCGCCTACACTGACACCCATAGCTTGCGGTCCTACAGCTGCGCTTATTATAGTAAATATAGTAGTTCCAATATGAAGTGACTGGCCGAAATGTCCTGTTGTTGGAGCAATACCAAAACAGTTTCCTGCTGCGTCTGTAACATTAATATAAGTTCTGAAATCAACCGTATTGCACATCATATCTGCAAGGCCGTTAGCAACTATATAGAATGGTACATAATTGACACCATCTTCTAGGAGCATCATCTGACCTATTCTGAACAGAGTTCCTGGCCATTGACCAAATGCATGCCCTGTAGGATCAGTGGTTGCAAAATGCTGGATCTTTAAGCGTGACAGATACTGTTGGGCTTCTTCAGCTTT